ACCGAACAAGTCCTTGAACTGGATGCGTACTTCAGTCTTGATTGCGACAACTTCTTTTTCCAAGGCATCAATGCGAGTGTGTGCTGACGCTACGGTGCGTTCCATTCATCACTCCTCGTCAGCAGGCTCTGGTGTATTACCCTCTGCCAGCCACTTCAGGTATTCTTGGTAATCTGTGTTGGCTGGTTCGAATGGAATAAAGGCGTTGTCAGACAGGCGCTTGATGCCCTGTGCTGGCTCACCTTCAAAAATAGGTTTAATTTGTTGGTACATGCTTAAAGCTCCGCTGATGCTGTATAGGTGTACGTGGCATAACCAACATTTTGATAAGTGCCCCCAACTGTAATACCCGTAGCGATTACACCAGACATTGTGTTAGAGGGTTGATTTGCAGAAAGAGTTGCGGACGTATCAAGTGAGGAGCCATCAAAACGTAAATCAGTTCCAATTAAAACAAGGGTAGGCGTGGTTCGCATTTCCTGTTTGTAAAAAAGGGTTGTCAAAAATGCGCCGGTCGCTGTGTAATTTGAAGTCATACCCCTAACGGTTCCAGCTTCGTAATACCGCTGACACCTACTAAGCATCTCCGAATAATCAACGTGCTCAAAAGGCGTGGCTACACTGCCTTCCTCAAGCTGTACGCCTGTGATGTAGAGCGTGGCTCCGCTTGTTCCGACTACTGAGGTTGCGCCTGTGGCTGAAAAATAGTTTGCTCCAGCCCACGACCCAGCCGTGCCACTAAAAGTTGTACCTACTCCAATCCCAAAATACAGTTGAATCCCTGCCCCGTTTGTTGTTAGCCAAGTGCCAGTAGTATCACCCGCAATAGTTACTGTTTTTTGTTCCCAAGTGTCAGCAGATAAAATTGTGTATGTATAAGGGTATGACCTAGTTCCACCATTATTCGTCAGTGACCCACCAAAAGTGCCTGTCAAACTTGAGCGAACCCAAAACGACAAGGTAACGGTTTGAGCAGAAGCAGTACCCCAGCCCAAGTCTGCAATGTTTAGACCCTCAATACCTTGTCTTATTCCAAGCCTATCTGACGCAGATATTGAATAAGCAGATGATGAGGTTAAAACAACAGAATTTAGAAAACCAGTTGGTGCGGTAGTATTTTGTTGAGCAGTAAATTTACTTGCAACCCCGCCATTAAATATTGTAAACCTGTCAACAGGAAACGCACCATTAGCGTCAACACTAGCCCCAGCGTTCCTCTGGTCAATCCGCATATCTCCGTTGATGATGCGATTCCTGCCAGCCATGTTAGACACGGTTGGGGTTTGCCCGTTGATGGTTGCTGTGTTGCCACCACTGGCATCGCCTATGCTGTTTACATTTAAATCAGCCATTTAGTTGCTCCTCAGTTGGTCGTGGCAGAGTAGGATGTTCCCACTTAGCAATGTAGTCGCCTTTGCCATCGCTGTCGTTTTGCAGGGTGATGGTGGTCAGAAAATCACGGTCTGTGAGGTCAGGGTAGATTGCTTTGATTTTTTCGTATAAAGTCATTATGCTGCCCTCACTAAAACACCGCTAAACCAAGATTGATATTCTTTTGGACTGCCTACTGAACCTTGAAATACGGGGTCTGTACCACCAACAGAGTAACCCCACAACTCCAAATAATCTGTTGAACCATTCATATAAACCAATTGGCTAATGGCTCCTGTTCCATATTGAGAATTGACCCTAGATTGCATCGTTAAATATGTTGAGCCGTTTTTATAAATTTTAACAATAAAACCATTCATAACGGCACTCAAATAACTAACACCTACCGCAGCATTAATTTGATAGTATCCCTCAACTGTCGGTGTCCAACGATAATTGGATGTATCATAATTGCTATTTGAATCAAAAAGCTCTGTGTCTAAAGCAACTTTTGTGTAGGTGTTTGGAGAAATGGCTTGATAAGTCGCACTCATATAAGCACTAAACGCTGGCGAACCTTTAGGCAGCACCGTTGTACTTGCACTCGTCAACACCGTCCCCGCCTCATCAGGAAGCACAAGCGTTCTATCTGTATTGGTCGCTGGTGACTCAAGGGTGAAAACCCCCGTGCCTGTGTCAGCGCCTTTGATTGAAATTTTACTCATTAAATTGCTCCTATGATAAACGCCAACAACTCAGGGTAACGAACACCCAAGCGAGTACGCTCTGTTGCACCTTCTGGCGCTTCTTCTGCTGACTCATAGCTGTCTACAACTGTGTGTTCAGCAACAGCTTCTGTTACCACGTTGCCTTCATCATCCAGCACTTCTTCCACCGCTGGTACAACACGTTCAGCTTCCCACCAAGTCGATGAGATGAACATGGCGTAGCGTCCAGCGTCTAAGCCTTCAGCGGCAAATGCGTCTTGTAAGTCCTGTGCAATGATGCCAAAGTGGATACGGGCTTCATCACCCTTTTCAGCAACAGAATCCTTCCAGCGGAACTTACGCAACAAGCCTTTACAAGCAACAGCAACTCGTGCCTCTGCTTCTGACAAGGCTTCAATGTCTTGCTTTTCGTTGCGGTCAGAGGTTTGGATTGTGCCGTTGGTTGCGTAGATGTCGTCAAATCTTGCACTAGCATATCCAAAACTAATAGCATTGTCTCTGTTTAAACCTGTAGAAGTAGACGGTGACACACGATTAGAACCAAGCTTTAAACCTGCGCCAGTTTCTCTTGATCCTACAATATAAACATAACTATCATTACACCCAATACTCCCCACCGTAGTGCCGTCTTTGCGGAATAGTGCAATGTCACCATCGCTGTTTGCCCTGTTTAAAAGCAAAGAAATTTCGTTACTAGTTACGCTTGAAATATAACTACCAGAGCGCAAAACTGTACCAGCAGTTACATTATCATTAACGGTTTTCCCCACCAGCAAGTTGCCACTGGAGTCGATGCGGGCGCGTTCGGAGCCTGCTCCAATAAATACTAAAGAATCGGTATTGTGATAATAACGAAGGCTTGCAACGTCACTATCATCAGCATCGCCAAAATTTAACGCACCAATAGATGTCGAGCCTGACAGAATAGTTATGCCAGAGTTTCCAGTTCCTTCAGCAACAATATGCCTAAAGTTGCTATTGGCAGAACCAACCGCACCAGTAGACACGACCAAGTTGCCAACAGGCGAACTCGTGCCAATACCTACGTTGCCACTGGAGTCGATGCGCATCCGCTCAACGCCATAGGTATCAATGGTTAATGCTTGAGAGCCAAGAGCAGAGATAGCAAAACCAGTAGAGCCTTGTTGAATCTGACCAGACAATCCAGCGGTAGTTTGTGTAAATGTAAGTCGAGCATCCGATGTAGCCGCACCGCTTAAATGAAGTTTACTTGCAGGAGAACTCGTGCCAATACCCAGCCCTGTGCTGGTTAGGCGCATACCTTCTGTGGAATTAACACCAAGCACCAAAGAATCTGAAGTGCCCGCCAAGATAGACATCAGATTACTTCCAGCAGTAAAAGTCAATGTGCTTCCTGTGCCACCAACGGCTGTGCCTGTTGCATACAAACGCAAAAGATTTAAATCATCTCCAAGAAGTGTAGATGCAATATCAAGTCTTGCTGCGCCGGGGGATATGCCAATTCCTACATCAGTACCATCAAACGTCAGCGCACTCCCAGAGGTAAGCACCTTGCTTCCGTTGAGGTAGGTGACTCCGTTGGCTGTGCCACCTGTGTTTGTAATGCTTGTAAATGAACCAGCCGCAGGTGTCGTAGCGCCAACAGTACCGTTAATGTTGATTGAGTAGCTTCCAGATAAGTCACCCCAAGAACTACCGTTCCACTTTTGCCATTTGTTTGATGCGCTTGCCCAGCGAATAGCATTGGTTGGCACGTTTGTCGGGCTAGTCGTTGCAGGGTCAAGACCAAGCGCCAAATCATCCAAGCGCCCATCTAACTCGCTCGTATAGTTTGCGTATGTGCTTGTTACCGTTGGTTTGCTATGGTCTGCCATGTTTAATATCCTTTAATTGACCAAGAAACTACGCCATTAACGCGAGTTCCGCTTGAGTTGAATAGGTACACCCTGAAGCCCTCTGGGTAGACCAAGCAATTACCGCTTGTATTTGCCACCACCATTGCCACCGTGAATGTGTTTGTCGTCGCGCTCGCAATCGTGTAAACGCCATCAATACCGTTACCAGTTGAAAAAGCAAGCCGTACATTCTGACCAGCAATCAAACCGTGACTGGTTGAGGTTACTGTACAAACATTGCTTACAACTGCGTATGTGGCGCTCAAGTTAGCGTCTTGGAAGTCATAAACAGTCGTCAGCGGTGTGGTTCCAGAAGCCGAAATGTTGATACTGGTTACATCAATAAACTCTTTGTTGAAGTTTACCAAAGTTCCATCGGTATCGGTAGATACGCAACTCACAGAGCCAGAATCAGAGCGTTGTTTTGCATCAAGTCGAACGTTCAAGTAAGTCAGCTTATAAATGCCCAAGCCGTCATCTTCGGTGACTGTAACCTTAATCTTGATATACCTGAAGTTGGTGGCAAACGCCTCGGTAACGCCAGTCAGGTTGATGTAACTTACGCCATCCTCTGAGTAGCTGATTGTGAAGTCAACGTGAGGTGTACCAGCGACCACAGTACCAGCGTAGTTGACGGTAATCTTACTACTTGCCAATTCTGTTCCGAAATCAAAGACTTCCTCGTAATATCCAGTTCCATTAGCAGGTTGGATATAAATAGGATACCCAGCATCGATTTGGTCTTGAGGTGTTGACCAGCTATTGTCGTCAAAATGCTCTTGGAATGTCTCTGTCAAATTAACAGGCATCACAAGGTAATGGTCTTCTTGCAAAGCCGATGACTTGGTGGCTGAAAAGTCACTTGTAAATTCACCATGGAAAATAAAGTCTGGCGGCTCGGCAACCTGAACGGCAATGCTTGTCGGCTCTGATTCGTTATCGTCCGTATCGACAACGGCAACCCAGTATTGATATGTTCCCGCTTGTGTCTCTTGCAGGCTCGTAAAGCCACCGTCTTTGCGTCCAATTGTCGTAGCAGTAGCCCAACTAGCACCTTTCTTCAAAAGCGCGTGAGAAAGCGGCAGAGTTGTCCTTGATGGCAAATCCCAATACAGCAACACGTTGTTGTCAATGACCTGTGCGCGTAGGTTAGTAATCGGGTTTGGTGCTAACTTTGTAATTGACTTTGAAAAGCCAGCCGATGAGTTTCCAATATTGTCGTGAACCGTAACCGTAAACGTGCGGCTACCAATCCAGTTGGCTGGCAAACTAACGCTGTTACTCTTGATGTTTACCGTTGTGCTGTTGTAGGAAATTTGATAATACGCAACACCAAAAGCCGTGGTCACATCATCCCAAGCCAGCAAGATTTCAGCGGACGTTAGGCTGGTGTCTGAGAATACTTCGTTGATAGCCGTTATGTCGGTTGGCGCAACAACTGTATAGCTGTCTGAATCCGTACCAGTTGAATAATTGCCAGAAGTATCGACTGACTTTATGTAATACGTCAGTGTGCCTACACCGTTAGGAGGTACAAAGCAGGAGTTTGTTTTACCTCGGAAAACCAAGGCAGCGGTATCAGAACCCCAATTAGCGTCTTCAGTACGAATCTCGTAATAAGAGAAATCAGGCTCTGTGTTTTCATTCCAAGTGAACTTCAACTCAACGTCATAAGGGTCAATAGCAAAGCCAGTCGGGTCTGCTGGTGGCGTTGTCTTGCCAATAACCGTGTGAGTTGTAGTTGTCCAAGCGCCTTGAATGCCCAATGCACTAATTGCACGCACTCGTAAGTTGTAAGACTTGCCGTCTTCAACAATTCCAACAAACGCAGAGGTTGAAGCGCCATCAACTATTTGTGAGGAATAAACGCTTTCAGTAGCTGGTTTATATTGAACCTCTACACGCCCACCAGATATTACGAACTGGTCGGATATTGTGTCCCATGTCAATTTAATCCGCGAAATGATTGTGCCGTCATTTGCGATTTGAAGAATATCAGTTCCAGATTCAGCAACAAGGCTTTCAATTGTGCCAACAGTAAACGCATTGGGTAGATTTGTATTTGGGGCTGGGTCTAATGCTTGTTCTTCATCAACTGACCAGTCATATACATTGCTTGCAACTTCTCGCAATTCAAGGTCAACACCAACAGTATCTGAAAACGTTAATTGTGAAGAAACCACCTCAAATGGTTTATTTGACCAACCCATGCGGGAATTGTTGATTTGCACAATATCGCCCACGTTAGCTTTTAAGCCAACTAATTTCATGGGCAATGATGTTGTAATCTGTTGACGCGCGCGCAAGAGTTCAATTTTTGCCAAACGTTGCGCCATACTATGTGACGTAGTCATTGGCAATTCAATAGACTTTAGGCGCTCCTCATTGTTGTCTTGTGCTTTATATGTTGCCGAGACAATGGATGGAAAGTCTGTAATAACGTAATTGTCTTTTTGGGCTAAAAATACGCCTTTAACACCATTGAAACTTTCACGGCGACTAACCAATGACTGAACACGGAAGCCGCCACGCAAATCATTTTCATCAAATGAAAGCGTTGGTGCGTAATAAGCGCCAGCCAAAATGCGCCAAGTTCCATTTGACCAGATACATTTACCAGCCATTGAAGACACAATCTGGTTAATTACATCCTCTGGTTTACTGGATGTGGCAAAAGCGCCATGTGTCTCATACCGATTTTCATAAGTCAAATCAATAATTAACACATCTTCATCACAAATGTTTGCGGCGGCAGCTAATGCGGTTTCGTCAATCTCGGTAGCGTAATCAGCACCAACACCGTATTTGGTATTTGTCAAATAATCAGCCAAACAAAGGGCTGGGTTTGCTGACCAAACAGTTGTATCTGTGCGAGGGTCGTAGACTTTTTTGCCACGAATAACAGCCGAAACGTTTGGAACGCCATTGAAATATACGTTTTGGTCATATTCAAAGCGTACATAAAGCAAAGCGCGACCACGGACACGATGGTTAGCAGTCCACTTTCCATCAGATTCTGAAACCAAATTGCTAAATGCTGTTTGGTCAGTAGTTCCTAATTTATATTCAATTCTGGCTTTATTGGCATATTTGCCAGTTGTTACATTGCCAGAGCCATCAAAAGTAACTTGTTCATCGCCAAAATAAACGGATTCAACTGCATCAATTTCATGCCCAGTCAAAGCAATGACCATGTGCAAGAACTTGTTTGATTCTGTCGATTCCATGTAAAGAATCGTGCCGCCCAAACGGGTGCGCCCATAAACGACAACATGAGGCGCTATTGGTTGGCGTGACGTTACAGTTTGGTCTTGTAAGGTAATGGACGGCGTGCTAGGCGACTTTGTAAGCGCAGCAGATACACCGCCAAGCACCAACGATGTGACAAAGGTGGTGGCAAAATATGCCCCAGCCGCGCCCACTGCAACACTGCCAACAAGAACGCCGACTCCAGTTGCTACTGCGGCGGCTATTACTGCGGCTTTAACAACTGTTTTGACAACTTTTGACATCTAAATACTCCAAGCGTTAATGGCTTCTTTCATGGAGATAGAAATCAATCCAGATTCAGCAACTGCGGCTATTTTATCGCCGATGCAGATGCCAAGGGCAATTTCTCCATTGTTTTTGAAAGAAACTACATCACCACGCTTGGCAAGTAATGGTCTTTTAGGGTCGCCAAACTCTTTGGTTGCGATGCCCTCAACACCACCGTGTTTTAAGAGCCTAGAAGCGGCTCCCTTGGCTGTTTTGTAACCTCGGTATGGCTTACCATAGTCAACGCCTGTAATCGCCTCTACAACCCTTACAACGAACATACAGCAATCATTTGTGCCCCATTGGAATCCACCAGTTTGTTCAATTGCTTGATTAAGTTTAGACTCCCATCCTTGTAGTCTCACGCGCGCCCCCAAGTTAATGTAATTTCTTTCATTGCTGGCACAAACTCGCATCCACGGTCGCCTTCATATTCTCGTTGTTGCTCTTGGTCTGTGAAACGGGTTTCTCGCGGACGCTGGAGGTCAATCAAGCGTGATTCATAGGTGATTGTGATTGTTGAAAGTTCGCCTTCTTCCTGTATTGATGGAATATCTAGCTTGCCCTCAAAAATCATGTAAGGGTCAGCAACAATGTCATTCGATGCATCCAAAAACCCAATATAAACCTTGCCCGATTTGCCTTGACGCGATTCTTGCAGGGCTAGGGATATAAATTCTGATGGTATGCCAGAAAGGGTAACTGATACGCCACTGGCTTGAATTTCAGCAGATTCTTGAATTGCCGAAACGCCGCCAAACGTACCAACGCCGACCCAAGTCTGACTGTTCCAAGTCAAGTCACCGTATCCAGTCCAGACTCTTACATAATCCGTTGCAAATTGACCCTCAAATAGCAAAAAAGGCTGAACTTGCGTAGCCTCAATTGCGCTTTGTACGCCAGCAGATAAATCTCGACTCATAGCGCCTCCACACAAGCAAAGGTGATTCCATATATGCTCATCTGGTCAATGGAGTATTCAGTCTCGTTGCTTGACAACCTCCACAAACCTTGCGTGTTGCTTACGGCAATTGCCGCATCATCCGCTGGTGATGAGCGCAAGTCAGGGAATATGTTGATAGTAGCGTTGCCAGAGCCATCAGAGTTAACGTCATCAAGAACCTTATAAAGTCTTGTGCTTGAGCCAGAACCTAACTGAATCCAGTCACCAGCCTTCAATATGCCTGTGGTGCTTGTAGTCCAGCCATCGGTAATCAATTCATCACCAGTTTGGCTTCCACCATTAACCAGTGGTGTACCAGTACCCACGCCTCTTGGTGCGGTAGCTGACTTATCACCAAGCAAGAACGTTCCATATTGACCGTTCATCTTTAGCAAAAAAGCAACTACTTGCTCGGCATCGGCGCGCTTCATAGGCGGCAGAGAAACCTCGGCTTCCCACCATTGACCTTGATGCTTGTAGACCTGTTGCTGACCAGTAAAAGGAGATGCAGAGATTCCAACAACAGTACGCGCCCGAATGTTGAGGTTTGCCAGTCCAATGCTTGCTGGAAATGAAACAGGGTATGTGATAGCCATTTTTTACCTCAAAGCGGCAGCGTATGAGCCACCTCGTAATTTAGCGTCAGCCACGGCAGATTTAGCGGCATTGGCAATCTGTGGCATCAGAGTCATTATCTCAGCACGAACAGTCTGCTGCACGCCTGTGGTGACATTTATGTTTTGCACAATCGTTGTGCCGCCACCGCCGCCAAGTTGGTTGCTAGGGATGATTGAGCCAGACTGGTTAGGCACAAACATCTCAACACCACGCTCACCAACCATGTAAGGCTTGCCAGCTTGCACCGAACCACCAATAGCCCTTGGTGATAATGGCACGCTAGGAGCGGCAGCTTGTAAGCCAAACATTTGAGCCAGTGGTGCAGTAATCGACTGCTGAATATACATCCGAATCAGGTCGTTGATGATGCTATTTGCCATTGACTTAAACGCATCCTTGGCACTCATTGTGCCATTGACCAAGCCGACCAAAGAATCCTCAAGAGCAGTCATTCCACCAACAACCACATTTTCCATTGCCTGATTGAGTGTGGGCATACTATCGGCAAAATCTTTCAATGGACTCTTGACCTCAACAAGGCTTTCCCTAATGGCTTCAAGTTCCGCTGGCAAAGATTGCTGACGCTTACCACGTTGGGCTGGGTCAAGGTAGCCAGACATATTTGCTTCAAACTGGGCTTTACTGTAATCACCTAAAGCGTCTTTAGTAGACTTTAAACGTGCTTCAAGGTCTTGATACTTTTTGTCCAACTGAGGCATCAATTTGACATTTGCCTGTTGTGCAGCCGTTAAACCTTCCCAAGCCTTCTTAAACTCCTCATCCCAATCCTTGTTTGTTTTTGCAGGTTTAACGACAGCCTCTGGCAATTGCACAAGAGGCTCATTCATGATTTCTTGAAGTCGAGTTCCTTGTAATTTTGCGGTGGCTGATGCTAGGTTTTGCTGCGCTTTGGCAAGCTCATCTAAGATTTTTGCGCTGTTGGGATATTTTTGTAACCTCTTTTGCCACATTTCAACGGCATCGGCAAGGTCTTTAATTCTTTCCTCTTGACCAGCCTCTCGACCGCCAAACACATCTGTAACGCTTGGCAGTTCACCAAACTTACGGAATCTATCAATCAACTCGCCCATGCGACCAGCCGCGCTAGTTGCATTTTTGGCAACATCTATTAAGAAATCATTAAGACCAGCTTCGCCAATTGAAACAGACAACTTATCTAATGCGTCACCAAGATTGGAAAATGCGCCATTAAGTGTTTTTGACTGACGTTCAATAGCGCCAGCAAATTTAGTCTGACCAAGTTGGTCTAAATAAGCCAGCATTTCTTGCGAGTTCTTGCCAATCGTTTTGGTAACACCACCAAAAGTTAGCTTAATCTTGTCGCCTTCTACGTTCGCTTTAATACCAAACTCTTTAAGGCGCTCAAACTCACCTACGGCGGCATCGGCTACCGCTTCAATAAATTGGTCTAGGCTTTTACCAGTACCAGAGGCGATGTTTCCAAATGACGTTAACGCGCCGATAGATGGGGTTATTCCACGCGCGACTAACTTGTTGAAACCGCCGACAACCTCTTGCAATGAGAATGGTGTAGTGGCTGCAAAGTTTTGCAAAACATCAAATTGCTTTGCGGCTTCTTCAGCGGAGCCTGTGAACGTAATCAGGCTGGCTTGTAAACTTTGGAATGAACGGTTGGCTTGGACAATGTTGCCAACCACAGCGCCGCCGACGATACCAGCAATTGCGCCTTGAACGCTGA